CAGCAACCTCAAACTTCACAAATGGCCCGCTTTCATATCCTTCAATCGAAAAGTCTTCAATCTTAAAACTATCGATGTCAGTAGTAGGATTGCTGATGATAAGCTTTGTAGGACAATCAATTGGATCATTCTTCAACACTTCCTTAATACCATCAACGTGGTTCAAGTAGATGTGAGCATCCCCATAGTTGATCATCAGATAACGAGGAGTTAACCCGGTGCACTGCGCTAGCAAGTGAGTTAGCATCGCGTACTGAGCAATATTAAATGGTGCTCCAAGAACTGTGTCCCAAGAGCGTTGGCTCATCATCAAATCTAGGTGACCATCATTTGAAACATAGCACTGAAAGTCACGGTGACAAGGAGGAAGACCCATGACATCAATAAAGCCAGGATTCCAGGCCGTGACAATGTGACGACGACCTTTGGGAGATTTCTTGATAGCGCTGATCAGATTTGCAATCTGATCGATCTCTGGTTCATAGACAAAAGTATTACCTTGATTGGAGATGTGGAATGACTGACCGGGCTTGACATCATGAATGTTACGGGTTCCAGTCATCGGGCCTTTCCACTTGCGCCATTGAACTCCATACACCGGTCCGAGGTTACCATTTTTGTCAGCCCACTCATCCCAGATCTTGCAATTATGATCATGCAAAAACTTGATGTTAGGCTCACCACGGAGGAACCATAGCATTTCTACAAAGGCATGCTTCCATAGAGTCTTCTTGATAGTTACTAGAGGGAATCGTTCACGAAGGTCAAACTTAATATGACCGCCAAAGATCGACAGAGTACCAACTCCGGTCCGATCGTCACGAACCTCTCCATTGTCGAGAATGTTTTGTAGTAGATCTTTATACTGCTTCATTGCTGTGCTTGCTGTTGAAATATCGTCTTACCAGGTAACCTCGAACTAGCGAGATGACCATGAAGTATACTGAAATCTGGATGTTGTCAAGAAATGAAACTTTCATTCCAAAGAGTGGAAAGATTACCAACTGGCTAATCAACCCCGTGACGAAGCTGATAGCCATGTTGATCGAACTTTCGACAAAGCTTTGGAGCTTCGTCTGAGCGCTCATCGTACTTTTAGCACCTGGTAGAATCAAGTTGTTGATCTTTCATGCAGCAACCTTACCAACCCACTTTGCGAGGATGCCATCCGTGTCCGGTGCTTTCCAACCTGCTGGCTTGATGACATCGAACGTCGAACCACGCTTCGAATCAGACGCCTTGGTTGCACGTTCCTTCGACATATTTGCGCGCTGAACATCATTCCAAAATTCATCCCAGCAATCTTGCGTAAGACCCATTTCTGAGGCACCGAAAACTGCATTTTGATAGATGGCTACGAGTGCGTGGTGAACACCTTCTTCATCATCAGCTGCGTGAGCTGTTTTGTAAGCTTCAATGGCACGGGTGAATTTGTCGACCAGGTCCTCATGCAGCTCCTTCGTCAGGAAAACCGGACCATTGTAGTTCTCTGAACGACCGACCGAGAAAGTATTTTCAACTGGCGATTGGACGAGCTCATCGAATTCTCGATCTTGAATACCGTGGAGCAGTGCTGCACCGCACGTAATGTAAACCAGGTCGATCAGCGAGTCAATGGCTGTGCCAAGATCACCTTGATCATATGAGTCTTTATATTCTTGAAATTCTTCATAGAAGAATCCGACGCGGAACTTGAGCAGATCCGGTGTGAGGAAAGTAAATGCTGTGGGGGTTACGAGACCAAACTTGTCATGAAAATTGCGAACGTCTTTAGTATACGACATATTTCTATTGCGACTCCAGGCTGAGTGTTTATGAAGTGATTATATTTCAACTTCATTAATGAGTATATTTTTGAAATGAAAAGAGGGGCCAATAATGGCCCCTCTTAATTGAATGTTACTTAGAACGTAATGTTACCGTGTTGAAATACCCCAAACTTCTGGTGCTCAACCGCAATATCAAGGTCATCGCTGTGATCCAGGATGTGTTCGAAGAGATTGTTTGCATCTGCTGCAAACTCATTGGCATTGCGACAGTGATTCAGTGTTGCACGACGATGGTTATAGATCACCGCGGTGCTGATCCATGCTTCGATGTAGATGATCGGTGTTCCATCGGCTGCTTCGATATGCTCGAAGTCCCCATTTTCATCAATCAATGGTTGACTTACTAGCGCAAGACGCTGTCCACGTGCACCAGTAACTCGAGATTGAGCGGCCCAGTTGTTGACGATCTTTGTAAGCTGAGCTACGTCATCACCGATCAATGTTTTCTTGCGATCGATGATTTGAACGATGACACGGTAGAAATCGGTCGACGGACCGGTAGTCAGCTCAGAAACTCGTTCATTGATGAACGTACGGTCATTGACAAGATTCGAGGACAAAAACTTTGCAGCACGCTTGTCTAGCTCAATGACAGCTTTAGCGATCGAGAGTGAACTTGCGCTACGAACGGCATTGATGCCAGGGGTGAAAATTGTGTACATTTTAGATTCCTTATGAAAATTATTCGCTGAATTCAACGAGGTAACGAAGGTTGGCTTGTGAGGTGCGATAAACGATCATTTCGTTATTGAGCACGCCAGATTTTCCACCAATTGCGAAGCATGAGTCATAGCCAGGTTTTTGTCCATTACCAGAGTGAGAAGGTGTGTACATCTTACCCATAGCGACGTCTGCCAAAAACATGTAGCACGTGCTGTCGCGACGGCCACCATCCCAGTAGCCATAAGCATAGTTCAGGCTCTTAGTTGATTGGTCCGAAAAGTAAAGTCCAGGACCAAACATTGCTCCGGCGATTTGCATCGTTGAGAGTGCTTTCGGAAGAATGAGGCCTCGCTTCATGATACTTAGCACGTTAAACATACGAGTGCCGTGCCACAGCATTTGAATATTGCCAACATTACGGCCATCTTTCTCAAACGCGGCTGACATATGAGGAATATCTACCTCATACACACGAACCGGCTTCAGTTTATGAGAGATGTGTGCGGTGCTCAACGTATCGGAGTATTTCTGATTGACCATCTTAATGATAGCTGGATCATCGATGACCTTAAGAGTAACTTCGAAAGTTGGCGGTGCATCTTTCTTTTTGCCTTTGATTGGAGCATTAGCAGCGTCAGCAATACGCTGGCTTGCAAGATCGACTGAGGTTTCCAGCTGATCGAGAAGAGTCGCTTGCTTCGACAAAGCTGGTTGATCAGCCATGAAGTAACGATGCCATCCGCGATTCGACGGAACTTGCTGAGGAACGAGACGCAGGTACGTGCCGAGAGCCTTGACGTAGTCAGGATTGTCGAAATCACGCTTGACAACGAACTTCGACATCACATCTAGCTCGGCGCGTGCCTCGGCGATTGCTTCACCAGTGATGACGCCCATAGCAGTAGAAACCATACCAGTGGAAAGATCCACGCTCATGGCACCGCCGGTTGCTGCAATAATTTCGTGACGATTTGCTTCTGCGAGACGTTTGACGAGAGTTGAAACGACCGGACAACCTGCACCAATTTCTTGCTCAGCAATTTTCTTCAGTTGTTCTTTGCTGAGATCAGACTTGGAAGTCACCGGAGTCGTCTTTGCTGCGACGATTTGAATTTCAGTGTAGGGGGCGGTTTTGTCATTGAGCTTCTCACGAATCTTCGTGTTCAGCTTCTTACGATCTAGAGCCTGTGGCTTCGTGGTGGTAGACGTAACATCGATGCGACCATACGTAAAGGTCATCGTGTTATCATCATAGATTGAATATTCCCAGAACTTGTTGTTGTTTTCAAGTGGGTTTACTGCGACATACTTCTTATGTTCAATTACGGTTGCCATTATGAGATCCTAACTTATTAACGAATAAACTTATGAATGCATGGAAGAACTGTGTTTTGTTCTTCCATGACTTTATTTATCAACGTCTTAGACGCATTTACTTGCGATCAAATCAAGTGCAGCAAGCTGTCGATCTTCAATCACCTTCGAATTGTGCAGGTCAACAATATGCCTTGCAGCTTCTTCACCAACATTGAATGCGATAGAAAGCTGCTGCTCTAGAATTTTACCGTTCGGGCTAAGTTGGGCCTTTACTCGAAAAGTTGGCTCAGTAAAGATAGAACCATTAATGGCAACCCAAAGACACTTGAGGTGTTTAGACATTATTCTTCCTCCGCAACCGAATCGACGAGCTGAACGTGATCCAACTCATACTTACTCAGTAAATGTTTCTCGAAATATTCAATCGGCTCAGGTCGAGCGTTACCGTTCACCGTGTAAATCCGCATTGCCTGTTTGAAATGCTCATGAGTCCGGAATTTTTCAGCAGCTTCTTTCCGTGTAAGATCTTTCAATTCTTGATACAATGACCAAATAGCATCGCTGATGTAGTAAAGATCCGACATGACTCTATGCTCAATGTCAAGAATTGGCGTGATGTCAATACCATCACCATGGAGCTTAGCTTTCAAGTCATCCAATGATTCGGCGATAACCATCTTCGCAATATCTCGAACACGAAGAAACGTCATGGCATGATGTCGATCCATGTACCACTTGGTCTTCACCTTTACCATGTCTCCATTCTCGAATTGAGCAACCCACCCTTCAATTCCTTCTTCCGTCTCGGCCAGCTTGAGTAGCTGTTCAAAAGACAAAACTTTCTGTGGCTCGACGATTTGAACACCATACGCTTGCTCGGCGATTGCACGAAGCTCAATCATATCCAAGTATTCACCCGTGGTGTTATCTCGGACATGAAGCAGCTGAAGATCATCGTCCGGATAAGACAGCACGATGCGAGCTGCAGGTGAGGTCCACTCAAAAATAGCCGTCATCTTATTTGATGCAACCCATCGGCAAAATGCCAACGTCATTGAATTGCGATCTTCATGCAACCACTTCATCGCAGCTTTGGCTACGTCCGATTCAAAGCTTTTCTTTGACTTGAAGTAGACTTCGCCATCTAGCCAAACAGTGTGAATCATCGATCCGTCACGTTTATCCATCAACCGAGTAACAATGCTGTCGGTCAATTTATGAGCGAGGGTATGTTCCTTCTCGTTCACGTTGAAAAACTTATGCAGCGGACGACCAATGACATTTCCATCAGCATCAAACGTGATTCCTCGCGCTTCACGAGCGAACATGTCATCGAACGTATCTGGTCCTGAGACCATGTAGCAGCAGACGCTCGTACCATTACTTTGAGGCAAGAAACGAATTTCTTCCTTATGTGATACAAACATCTCAAGATCACGACGGTTATGAATCACTGGGAATGGCGATGGTGCTTTAGGAAAGGTCATTTTATTCACACTTATGAAAATTGTATATTTTTACTTAGCATGCGTTAGATCGTCCAATAAGGACTTTCCAACCACATTTTTGAGCTCCTCAGCTTTTACTCCGCTAAGATTAGGAGTCAGGTTACGCGTGATAGCGGTCTCAACATCAGCAATCGGATGGACATATTCTACAGGTTTATGCCCTGCTACCGAGTTGTTATTTGGGACAATGAATGCGATACCTTCATTTTTGTGAGTATCGATCACGACTTTAAAAGTCGCTTCCGGAACTTCAATTTTACTTTCGCCAATAGATTGACGATTTGTGGAGCTAAAGATCGGGCCAGTGATAACGTACAAATCGCCGCGAGCTACCGCTTCCTTACGAACAAACATTTCAAGACCGCGCCAGATCACTCGATTGTTTGCCGGAGCCTGTGGAACCATGTTCGACAGCAAGAAACTTTCTTGCATCTCGATCGTGTCATCATGGAAGTCGCCAGCGGGTGACATGTGGCCTTTGTCATATCCGCTTTTCACGAAGTCTTTGATCAGAGCACGCGACGACTCTGGAACTTGATGATCTTCTTGAAACGGCTTACGCGGCTCACTTCCTTCTACGTGTGAACCTAGCAAATGTTCGGCCGAGTACAATGGATCCTTGAACTCAAGATCATAATCTACGACGTAAGCGCGTCGACATAGTTGCATCGTGTGGATACCAACAGCAGCTGTCGGATAGCCGTACGGCAGCAAGTTGTCACATGGGCTAGCTAAGGCAGCACCAGAAAATAGGCAAAGCAATACCAGTGCTTTATTGAGAAGCTTTTTCATTGTAGAACTTTAGTTAGAAAAGATTTCGTCGATCTGCTTGAACAGATAATCGAGACCTTTGGTTTTGTCGTTGACGATCTTGATGTCAACTAGATTGTCGAAGTCGATTCCGGCTTCTGAGGCATGGTTGTAACGTTCATCACGCTTCAATCCTGGAACTTCCAGGTAAAGCAGCACGGCGTTATCCTTACCGCGAATCCATTCAGCTTCATTTGGAAATCGTACGTCGGTGATGATCATTCCACGTGACGATTTGCTATTCTTCATTAGCTCTTGCTCCGCGCGACGAATCCATACATCATCACGAAGCATACCACGTCCATACTCGGTTCCAAGAAGCTGCAGTGCTTTTCGAGGAGTGAATCCCCAAAACGGATCAACTTGCTCTTTGAGCAAGCGGTCTTCCATTTGCTCCATGGAAAAACCAAACATCTTTTCACACGCTTCTTTCAAGGGGCGCGCGAAAGCATATCGGCCGAATCTGTCTGGAAACTTTGCTTGAAGGTAGGTGGCTACTGTGTCCTTACCACCATTGAGAGGACCATGAACGCCGATGAGATCAAGCCCATCGGCATATCGTTGACTACGCATTTACTTCTCATATTCTGCGTCAGTTGAGCTGAGCTCTTCTCCGCTAGGCGGGTTGACTATTTTGTAATTCTAATCCAAGTGCGTGAGCTTGGATATTTTTGCAGAATGAGAAGCCTTTACTTAATGAAACATACCGTCACGAATTATGATGGCGATTTCATTGATGTGCCAGATAATTCCTGTAAGGCACAGAATAATTGCCAGAGTACCACCGACGAGCCGCAGGAGAATGCCATTTATGGTGAGCTCATTCTTACTGGAGGTCTGTTTTTCGAGCCAGACTTGAATTGCGCAGACGATGAAAGCGATGAAAACAGCGACGCCGACGATGGCAAGAAATTCCAATGGTATGTTCATGTTATTATCCTTTACTGGAGATCTCTAGTGGCCCTGCAACTCTTTGATTGTAGGACCACCTTTACTTTTGTTAGAAGGTCATGCTTGACCTCTGGCTACTTCACCGGAGAGGCCTTAAGCTTGAAATATGTGAGCCCACGAATTTCACGGCTATCGAGCTTGAAGCGGCCAAAGCCCCACCACTCAGGTCGACGCATGAAGGTGTCGAATACCATCAGGCCGAAACACTTCGCCGAATCTTCATGGCTATGAAGAGCAGCTTTTGACCAGATGGGTTCGAAGACCGTGTTCGACCAATCACTACCCGGCATCCAGCTGGACGTGTGAACGTCACCCTTGCTAGTGTCGATCATGTGATTGAGTTCATTCGTAATCGCATCAATTTCTTGCGACGTCAATCGACTAAGCCACTTGGTGAAGTCCTTTTGGTACGGGACTCCGCTTACTGGCTTGTCTTTGTCAAACGAGTACAACATACAACCTCCATGAAAAAAGCCGAGTTTCCCCGGCTTTCTTTTAGCGACGAAGCAGCCAGCAGAGCAAACCAATAATGATAAGCAATACTAGAGCTTCACCTACGAAGCGACCGAGCGTCCAACCGACGCCGATCAAAAATGATTCAACGAGAGCCATTAGAATTTCAATTCCTTCAAGTCCTTGATGTACAAGTCCTTGGCCGTAGTGTTGGTGTAATACTTCAAGGTTTCGGTGGTGCTACCGATTTGCTCTTCCAACTTTTCGATCTGATCCTTGGTCAGGTTGTAGATTCGAATGTTGAGGAGCTCTTCGATTCGCTTGAAACCTTCCGAGGCGAGGAGTGCTTCCAACTCCGCCTTCGTCTTTTTCGCTACCTTTGCCGAGTTATCGATGTAGTAGCGAATGAAACGAATTTTCTCGTTCATGACGTCGAGATCATTCTGCAAATCGACCATCATGGCGGTGCGACGAACTTCATACTTCGTCAATCGGAATTCAATGAAGTAATCGCAGACGCTCTCCGCCGTATCGAACTTCTTGATTTTTCCATCCGGTAGCCACACCGTGAAGTTTTCTGATTCGCGAGCGACCAGCTTGAACTTGCGAAGAATTTCTTCGTCTTCAAGGTGGCCGACTTCACGCGGAACGTCGATGGTCCAATTCCAACCGCTGTCGGCCGAATTGTTCTCGTAGTCCTTGATGATGTTCTTATCGACGAGCTCATTCAGGAATTCTTTGTAGTCATCCTGGTACTGGCCAACCGGGAGCTCCGTGATTCGAAGCTTGGTGGAGCTGATTTTCTCGAAAGTGCCTTTGAACGTTACCTGGCCGGAGTCTGCACGAGTAATCGATCCTTTGTAGCCTTTGTACCAAGGCACCAAACTGATGTTTGATTTCTTACCCTGGAGTGAGTTGAGAATGTACGTCTTCAGGTCATCCGGGTTGTAACAGAG